TTCAAAACTAACATTCATTGCAGCCGCTAAAGGTGCGACTTGTGCAATATTTGATCCTAATTCCGGGAAGGTAGTTTTACCTTTTTCAACTGTCTTAAAGAATATATCAGAAACATTAGCGGCTTCACTTGCTGATTTTCCCCATGCGTTTAATACTGTTGTAATACCATCCGCAGCCGTTCCAACTTCCACAAACCCCGCTGTCCCAGCTCTCGCAGATGCTTCTAGTACTTGCATACCTTCAGCACCGTCATATCCAGCCGATACGACATCATAATACGCTTTCGCTAAATCATCAGCACTTGAAGCAGCCAAATCTTCTTGTGTACTTAATTCTATTAATGCTTTTTTATATTCTTGAAAATTCTCGGTTACATCTTTTGATATTGTCGCAACTTCGATTAATGATGTCTCGAGGTTCTTTGAAAAGTTAATCATTTCTTTACCAGCAGCAATAGTACCCATCAAAACACCTAAACCCCCAACAGTTCTTGTAATATTTCTGAACGTATGGTCAATTTTAGATCCTTGTTTTTTAGTATTAGCAGAAAACTTATTTGTTTTTCTGGTCATCCTAGCAAGGTCATTTTCATAACCTTTATCAATGTTACTGCTGAAATATAAACCTGTTCCCATTTTTATCTAAATATTGCGTTCATTGATGCAATTTCTTCTTCTTTTGTCTTAGGTTTTACTACGTTGTCTTTTTTCGTATCGTAATCTGCTTGCGGAGCATCAATCATTCCAATAACAAATATTATATAAGGTAATCTCATTATTTCATTATATGACATCCCTGTTTTTTCTTGATAAGCAAAAACTTTACCTAAGATTGTTTTTCCTCCTTTAATATCGTATGATCTTTTATCAGTAGATTTTTCCAATAGCCTAAAAAAAAACTAGGATCAGAAAGTTCTAATATTTTTGAATACAATAAAAATTTCTGCCTATGTGAACATTCTTTAACTTTTAGTTTTAATATCGGTTTTAATATAAATCCAAAAAACCTACTATTAATTAAAGCAACTGTTATGTATTTATTTAATAAAGGCTCTGTTTTTGATCTTAATTCAAAATCATAAAAATCATTAATATCCGGTTCAGAATTACCTTTAAATTCCTGTATTTTGTCTTTTATTCCACAAAGTTTTATTTGTGTTTTAGTGCGAATATAATTAAGGTAGAAGGGGAAAACCCCTAATACCTTGAATCCTTTTAGTTCTTCTTTAGTATCGGTTGCTATATCCGATAATTTTTGAACATCTGACATATTATGCTTCTGCTATAGTTACCGTACAAGTATAATCAACTGTTGATCCATCAGCTGCCGTAATTGTGTAAACAACTGGGGCTGTAAAGTCAGCAGCTACTCCGCTTAAAGGAGAACTAACATAAGCCCCTGGACTAACTGTGATTGTAGGCACTAATGCTGTTACTACAGTTGCATTTGCAACTTCAATTGTTGATGTATGAGCTGCGGTAACAATTGTTCCTGTTAATGTAGCTTCAACCATATCGAATGTCAACATATCAGTTAAAGTCAAGTCTAGTAAGTTATAATAACTATAAACAGGAGTCGTATTGTCTTCTGGCTTAAGTATCACACTTTCAAGAGTATAATAATGTAAATCATCATCATTAATCATTGGATAAGCATCGAATGAACAACGTGGTAAAATATATTCAACACCTTTTTCAGTAAGAATCTTAATACTTAATTCAATTACTTGGTTAGGGTTTGCAGGGGCTTCGAAAAGTTCATAATCTGAAGTTGTCGTAACCGTGCCGCCTGTAAATTCTGCAATTAAAGCAGGGCTTAAATCTGCTAACTGCATGTTCATTGATGTTTCGCCTGTCTTTTTATCACTTTCTAAGTAATTACCTTCGACATTTGGATAGTTCGTAACATCGGCTGAAGATCCGTTAAGTTGCGCTGTGCCCTCACGTACTCCGCTTTGCATGCACTCCCAATCAGTACCAACACCACCGGCAGCAGTAGGATGAGCAAACCATATCTTTTTAAATTTAATACTTGTTTTCATATCGTTATTTTAAAGTTCATTTTTAATATTGCATAGTGCTGTTTGATTTGATCATCTAACACTTTTTCTGTATATGTTTCTCGGCTTTGAATTTCAAAAGAATAACCGTTTGTGTTTAATAATGTTTCTGATAAATTGAATAAAAGAGCTTCTTTAGCTTGACCATTTAAAGCATCTTCTGAATAAGTATTACCACTTTCAATGTCATTAAAAAAGATTTTAACATAAAGCCCGGCATCTTGCAAAAACTTAGCATTAACGCCACTAATTAGACTAATTACACAATCTTCTAACTTACTCGCTGTTTTGCGTGTTTTCTTGTAAATACCACCGTTTAAATCATCAATAGGACTATTCTTAATAATCGTAAAAATGTCAGTTAATATTTCGTTTTGTGTTTTCATCTAACTAAATCAATTTGTTTCTTCAATTTTTGCATTATTTCCGGTAATTCACGTTGCATTTTTAACTCAGTCTTTTTTAAAACATTGAAATCTAAATAGTTTTCCAAAGGAGAAGCATATTCCATTCCAGCTACTAACAATATTGTGTAACCTTTTTGATATTTGCTTACTAATGAGTTAATAAACTCTTTACCAGTTGAAACACCCTCAGTCTTACCCTCAAATCCCTTATAAGTTATCGGTTTACCATCTTTTAAAACAGCCCCACCTATTGAACTTTTCAAATTTCCTGTTTGATCTTGGTATCCTGCACTTTCTTTGGCGTGGTTTTCTAATTCAGCAACAAAAGCTTCTAAATAAAATATTAAAGCCTTTTCAATCAAAATAGACTGCTTAAATAAATGAGTAGTTATTTGCTTTTGATTTTTTAGCTTTAGCATTATACCTCGATTTTTACTCGTTTTGTTAAATTCAAATACTCTAAATTGTGAACTTGATGTTTTTCAAGATCATTAGAGTTATTGTCTTTAATCTGAATTTGGTTAACCGTTGTCAAATCTATTGCAGGAACTAAAGCAGTTATCTTATCTTGATCTACATACATGCTATATTTAGCTTGTATATATTGACCATCGACAACAAACTCATATTTACGAGTAATAGTCTTTAAATTACATTCTATATAATCACTATTTACAAGTACTGAAGGGGTTAGATTACCATTTTCATCATAACCACCCTCTGTTTCTGTAATAAATGATATATAGCCTGTTTTAACCATTAAAAGACCCTCCTATAAATCCAAACGTTCCTTTGCCTATATATTTATCATCTTCATATTCCTTATAAATAGCATTTGCAAAATCGAGTAAACCTTTCTTTATTGCTAAAGCATGATTTATTCCAACTTCTTGTTCAGTTATACTAGGTTGTGAATACAACCAAAAATGAACATCAGCAGTTGCTAACCTATAAGCTTGTGTTATTGAAACTGCAAGCGTATAGTCATCTGAAATAGTTAAACCCCTTTCAATTCCAAACTTCTCTATTAAAGAAGCTGGAATTGGAAAAGAATTTAATGATATCAAAGCCTCCGAGATAGTCATTCTACCAAGTTGTATTGTTAACTTTTACATACACATTATCTGCATAAGTATCAATAACTGGCATCCCTTTAAATTTAGAAAGTGTTTTCTCTAAATCAGGATCAGATTGATATAATCTTTCGATTGTGTAAAAATCTTCACTTACAGAAATAATATTTGGATTAGAAACTAATCCCTTAAATTGGAATGATCCAACTTTAGTTTCTGCTGTAAATACTGCAACACCATTCGCAAATGGATTAGCTGTAGTCGTAGTTCCGTTCGCTAATTCACGAGATACTTTCTCATTGACTACCTCAAATTTAATGTCTGAAGCGAAATATTCGCTTAACATTGAATTAATAGTATCAATTGTTGGAACACCTTGCAAATTCAAAGCATTTTGAACGTAAGTAGCAGCATATTTCTGAACTTGCGTATTCAACTGAACGTATTTAAACCAAGTTTTGTTAATCTTGATTTTAGTAACTACTTTACCGTTTGTTTCAGCTAAATCGACAATGTTTTCTATGTCAGTTATAATAGTAGCTGCGATATTTGACCATGCGGTTGTAATACCGATAGTAGCCGTTGCATTATCTACTTTTTGCCATGTTGATACTGGATAAGTGATATTTGCTAAAGATGCTAATTGTGGCGAGTTGGCAGCGACATAACCGAGGCTACATGCACTTGACAATAACGCCCAACTTAAATAGTTAGCTTGTGATAAAGCTGCATTTCTAGTAAATTCAATATCATTACCCATCCAATTGAGGATTTGAGCGTATTGATCAGGACTTGTAAATTGAGCAGATTTTGCTTGCAGTTCGTTAAATTCCTGTATTTCACTTTCATCTTTTATTCGAGCTACTTTAAATACCCCGAAACCTCCTTGTACAGTTTCCGTTCCTTTTCTTGATTTAATAGGAGCAGATGAGCCTAAAGCGGCTGGGTCTGATGCGACATTAACCGCATAACTTTGGTTTCCTAATGTTTTCCATGAGTCAGATAATTGCTGAACTACAGGAAAATACTCTTTCCATTTTGATACAGGTGCTGGCATACGTCTAAAATAAGCGTTAATCTCAGCTTGCCCTATTCCTGATAACATTTTTAATAATCTAGTTGGCATAATTTCTATTTTTTAAGATTAATAACTTACTTCGTCTATATTTTTCAATAGATCAACATATTCGTCTCCAATAACACCAGCTACTACAGTTGCTCCCATATATGCAGGGATAGCTTCAATAACTTTTGTTTGGTCAACTTTAAATGCTCGACCTGAAATACAAAACGGTGTATTTTTCAATGAGCTTACACTAGCATCATTTTTGTTAGTTAACGAAACCTTTTCGTCAATACCACCTACTACATAATCATTTGTAATTGCAGCGGTATCATCTAGCGTACTTCTTATTTTTTCTGCTACAGCAGATTTATCGTCTCCAGCTTCAACTGCCACTGCAATTGTTAATGGGGTACCTGTTAAATCTGCACCTGTTACAATAACTGAAACATTACCAGCACCGTCAATAGTACCTACAATAGTTGCTTCAGTTTCTTGATCTTCCGGTCCTGAATGTATTTCAGTACTTGTTGCGTCATCAGTTAATCCAGTACATGTATCGTTTGCGTAAGCTATATTAAATGTTGCGTCCGTTTCTGTTGTTTCTGCTGACATTTGATAAATATACGCTCCTGTTGCGGGTGTATCAATTGCAGTACCAACGGTTATTGCATCTACTGTAGCTGTAGCTGTAATATCAGTAATAGCATAAGCCAAACCGCCTACCTTTGTTCCGATAAAATCACCTACTTTAAAGTTGTGATCTCCTACAGTTACATTAATAACAGTAGTCGTAGACCCTGTTAATACAACACCCTGCTTACACACTTTTCTTACTCCTGTTGTAGGAGCACTTAAAGGGGTTGCTTGCTGAATTACATTAGCATCTATAAGACTTGATAATTCAATACTCGCACCTCCCGGTATGTCTCTAGCTTTCTCAATATTTATGATATTGATTTTAGTCGAAACATCACTTGTTGTGGTTATTGCTTCCATTTGTTAATTTTTAAATTATTATTCTTTTTCTTTGTCTAAGGCTTTTTGCTCGTCATGAGCTGCCATAGCTTTTGCAAAAGTTGGGTTTAACTCTTCTTTTTCGGGTTGTTTAACATCCGGGTTTGGAATAGCTGTATTTAATCCCCGCTCTTTGTCTTTTTGTTCGAATGCTGCAAAGTTTGTCTTTGTAGACTCGAAATAAGAATTAAAAGCCTCGTCATTTTCAAAATTCATATGCTTAAAGCCGGATAGAATTTGATTTTTATATTCTGGCATAGCATCCTTTAAGATAACTCCTAGTTTTTCGCTTCTCGTTGTGGCGATTTTTTCTCCATTCATACTCGATAATGTTTCCATTATCTGTTTATTCTGTTCCATTAAAGCAGAAACTTCGGGACTAATTCCTTTTTTCTCATCCTCTTTTTCTTTTTCAATCTTAGCCAGTCGCTCTGTTTCAATTTCTGCGGGTGTTTTCTCCACCTTCTTAAAGTTTTTTTCAGTATCTTCTTTGACTTGCTTTGCAATATGTCCGATATTACCTTGTAAATTTTCAATGTCCTCGGTAAAATCTTCTTCTTTTAGTTTTTCTTCAGTATCAATATACTTAGAAAATCTTTTTGCCATTTTTTCAAGCGTTTTGTCAGATACTTGCAAGTTTTGTCCTCGCTGTAGTTTTAGTTTTTCTAAAATCTTTTCGTACATTTTATTTATATTTAGTTA